GGGTTTCGGTATCGTATGATCCTGTACTTTTCCAGCAGTGTGTTCTCTGGTGGGCACCCGGAACAACACCTGCCGAAAACCAACATCATGTTGACGTACATTGAGATCAAGGATAAGAAGTACAAGCAGGACCAGCGCTTTGAGCGCATCCTCAAGCAGAGGAGAAAGAAACAATCATGATTGAGATCTGGCTTCCTACCCGTAAACAAGGGTATGAGGTATCTAACATGGGAAGGGTTCGCTCGATGTCGCGGATTGTCACAACATCCAACGGCTTTGAGCGACATTACAAAGGTAGAATACTTGTTCCAACACAGACCGGACCTGGCTACAAAAAGGATAATGGCTACCTAATGGTAATGCTTGGAGCTGGTACACCCGGACAAATACACCGACTCGTTGCAGAGGCCTTCGTACCAAACCCACACAATCTTCCGGAAGTAAATCACAAAGACGGCAACAAGAAGAACTGTAGGGCTGACAACCTTGAGTGGGTTACCCACAAAGGTAACATGGAACATGCCTCAAGAACTGGTTTAGCCCGTGGCGGTTCGATGCCAGGTGAATTACACCCAAACCGAAAACTTGACGAGGAGGATGTCAGGGAGATCCTAAAAGATAAGAGAAGAACATCTGTACTTGCGAGACTGTACCAAGTAGCTGAAAACACAATCAGAAGAATCAGGAAGAGGGAGAACTGGTCTCATATTAAGGTATAAATGAGATGGTCATCTATTACAGCGGAAACGGAGGGTCCAAGGCTGACCCTGAGAACGTCCTGGGTGACCGTGCTACGATCATGCTGACCTACTTCAAGGCGTACGTCCAGAACGCCGAGGGTAAGGCTGGCGGTCGGTTCGCAGCCATCCTAGAGGTACGACGCAAGAGACTGGCTCACAAGAAGGATAAAAAGTGATTCTGTACTTCAGCGGGTCCTGTGGCGCCCTCCCCGGCGGACGGTTCGTAGCAGAACCGGAGAACGTCCTGGCGGACCGCGCTACGATCATGCTGTCGTACCACCTTATCCGAATCAAGAAACAGGACCAACACAAGCGCTGGGATCTGATTACCAAGGCCCGCAAGAAAAGGAAAAAGTGATGGCCAACAAACCCAGCGACGACTATTATGCCATCGCCTACGATTGTGATGAGTATGGTCACTACCCGCTGGTATACGGCCCGGAAGCCAGACTGGACCCGCTGCTATTAATCAACCCTGGCAAAGACAAAGAGGTGCTTGATAACTACCCAGGAAGGGCAGGGGAATCCGACAAGGGGTGCAAGATCATCCAGGTATCACAGGACGAAAGTCCGGATAAGGTTCTCTACACCTGGAACAAGTATCAGAACGGTTGGATCAAATACGATCCTAATGCTAAGGTCCAGAAAGCGCACAACAAAAAAGGAAAGACGATGGCACGGGTCAATCGCGCCGACCTCCTCCAATTGCTGGAGGCGGTCCAGCCCGGTATTTCCCCCAGGGGCATCATCCAGCAGTCCAACTCCTTTGTGTTTAAGGACGGCTACGTGATGACCTACAATGATGAGGTCGCGTGTCGGGCCAAGAGTATCTTAGGCAAGTCCGTCACGGGGGCCGTCCAGGAAAAGCCGCTGCTCGCCATCCTCCGTAAGTTAGTTGAGGACGAGATCGACGTTGACGTCCAGGACGGGGAGATGCTGGTTACCGGCAAGAAGCGTCGGGCCGGTATTCGCATGGATGCTGAGATCGAGCTTCCGATCGACAAGGTTGAGAAGCCTGACGATGATAAGTGGAAGAAGCTGCACGAGGACTTCACCGAAGCCGTGACGATGGTGCAGGAGTGCGCCTCCGCGGACCAATCCCACTTCGTCATCACCTGTGTCCACATTCACCCCAAGTGGATCGAAGCCACTGACAACTATCAGCTCACCCGGTATAAGATCAAGACCGGCATCAGTGAGCCGACGCTGGTCAAACGGGACAGCCTCAAATATGTGACGTCCCTGGACATGACCGAATTCGCCGAAACGCCGAACTGGATACACTTCAGGAACGCGACGGGGCTGGTGCTGTCCTGTCGGCGGTACATGGAGCAATACCCGGACATCAGTCCGATCATGGAGATGGGGGAGAGTCATCCGGCTACCCTCCCGAAAGGACTGGCGGAAGCTGCTGAGAAGGCTCAAATCTTCTCCTCGGAGAACGGCGACAACGACGTCGTGTTCGTGGAACTGGTGCCGGGGAAACTTCGCATCAAGGGACAGGGCACGTCGGGCTGGTATCAGGAGGTCAAGCGTCTCACCTACAATGGTGATTCGATGTCGTTCCTGATCTCACCAACCCTTCTCATCGAACTCACCAAACGACACAACGAGTGTGCAATCAGCAGCGACCGCCTTCGCGTGGACGGTGGCAAGTTCGTGTATGTCACGGTCCTGGGTCGGGATGAAGATGAACTCAAACCTGATGACTACGGAGGAACTGAAAGCGGAGAACAGGAGGAGAGTTAAGGAGGAAAGCCCGAAGAACTTTTGCGGCTTTGAGCAGTTCTCAAAGTGGTGTCTTACAATAGGCATCAATACCGATAAGGACCCTGTCGGCGTGTGGTACGAAATGTGGGAGGCTTATTTTGAGTCGATGTTATCGACTCTTAAGATTGTCCTCTCGCATGGTCAGAGTTCATATGAAAGTCAGGTTCCAAGAATAGAACACGATGTTGAGGAATTCATATATTACTCATACAAGAGGAGAAGATGATCCTAATCAACGAAGAACTGATCAACGAACTGGCACAACTGACCAAAGAAGCCAGGGACGCGAATCGGGATAACGAGTTCACGGCGGAACAAGCGTTCAACATGCTGGTACTGCATCACGTTTGCAAAGTACCAGCCCGGGACATCGCCAACACGTTCCGAAGTCACGGACAGGACGGGACCATCGTCCTCCGTATCTGCTACCCGGAACACCACCACGACGCTCGCTACACGAAGGTACGTGACCTGTTCTTCAGGCTCCTGAACTCAAAAAAGACGATCCGTGTACTGACTGTCGCGGAAGGGTTCTGATGGAGGGTTTCTTCAAACGATCCGAACTCAAGCTAGTTAAAGCGCCAGTGACTATGGTCGCGCAGTGTGGCGCTTGTGGGCTGCTTGAGTCGGGTTGTCGCACACCCAAGATGCCGCCGTCGGGTAAGGGCAGACGTCGGATACTGGTCGTTGGGGAAGCGCCAGGGGCTGACGAGGACCGCAACGGTGTGCAGTTCGTCGGGGTGACGGGACAGCTACTCCGGGACACGTTGAAGCGTCTGAGGCTGGACCCGAACCGCGACTGCTGGTTCACTAACGCTTTGATCTGTCGTCCACCGAAGAACGAGATCAAAGACGAAAAGATGATTGACTATTGTCGGCCCAACCTGATCAAGACCATCGATGAACTCCAACCAGAGATCATTATCCCGCTGGGTAAGTCAGCGGTTAAGAGTTTGATCGGATGGTTGTGGAATCATGACGTTGGGGAGATCGGACGCTGGGTCGGTTGGCAGATCCCCTGTCAGAAGCTCAACACTTGGATCTGTCCAACGTACCACCCATCGTACGTCCTCCGTGCAAAGGAGCAGGTCCTCGACCAGATGTTTGAGGACCACCTGGCACGGGCTGTCAGCCTGGAGGGCCGTCCCTGGCGGAAGGTCCCGGACTATCGATCCAAAGTCCGTATCATTCTAAACCCGGATGAGGCTGCTGCCCAACTGGACAAGTACCTCCAGGTGACCGGTACTCTAGCATTTGATTTTGAAACCGACCGACTCAAGCCCGATAATAAGGACGGTCGGATCGTTTGCTGTTCCGTGTGTTGGGAGGGCAAGGAGTCGGTCGTGTTTCCGTGGTGTGGTAAGGTCATACACCGGATGCGGGACCTGCTGGCCAGCCCCCAATACAGGAAGATCGGATACAACATCAAGTTTGAGGATCGTTGGGTCCGTGCGAAGCTGGGCGTTCAGGTCCAGGGTTGGCTGTGGGACGGGATGCTAGGTGCTCACGTACTCGACCACCGACCAGACATCACAGGCCTCAAGTTCCAGGCGTTCGTGCGCTTGGGACAGCCTGGGTACAACGAACACATAGAAGACAGTCTCAAGCCGAAGGAAGGCGGTGGGAACGCCCAGAACCGCATACATGAGGTGAGTTTAAATGACCTACTCATGTACTGCGGTCTAGACTCTCTTCTTGAGTACAAGGTCGGCACACTGCAGATGGAGGCTCTGGGCTATGGACGCACAGATCGTTTTTGAACTGTCGGTAGGAGGAGGCTTAACGACTCCTACAGGCATGAAAACGACTGTCGGGACACTGACAAAGACACTTGAGGGCTGCTGGGAGGACGTAGAGCAGAACGCTATCCGCTATGCTGAACAGTTGATCAGGGAGATGTTCGCCAGGCTACGAGACAAAGCAAAATGATCGTCGTCACCATCGAACTCTGGCCGAAAGGTAATCAGGACAAGTCCCGACCCCTGGGCGTCCTTGCCATCGCCAACGATGGTACAGGAACACCCGAACTCGGAAACTACACATGGACCCTCTCCCACGCAGGAGTGTATTTCGGAAAGAGGAAGGAACCATTCAAGAAGGGCCGTCTGAGGAATTTCCCCAGACACCTGAGTCCCTACCGGTTGATCTCACGTATCCTCAAGGAAGCGAAGGAGACATAGTAGCACCTGTCGAAATGATGGCTGTCTGGCAAATAGCCTCATTCATGTTCGACGGGTTCAAGTTCCCCATTCACGGCGCCGGTCAGATAGTGCCATTCTTACACATGGCCTACAAAGCCCGCCGTGGTTGGGACGCTGTTGCGACTGAACTCCTTACCGTCAGTGGCACCGTCATCTGCGACCTTGACGGTAAGCAATACTGGCCACTAGTGGAGGACGTTGCTCCTCCCGTTCCGCCTACGTCCGAACCCAACAACCCTGGCATGGGGATTATGTAATGGCCACTACCCTGACCGATAACAGCAAGAAGATCCTCGAAGTCCGGTATGTGGACCCGGACCACGATAAGACGGTTGATGGTCTGTGGGACCGGGTATCCATGGGAAACCCTACCTGGCGCCGTCTGTTAAGTGATTTGCTGTTCCTACCCAACTCCCCGACGTTATTCAACCTGGGATTACCGACCGGGGGAACCTGTTCGGCGTGCTTCGTCTTCGACCTGGACGACGCGCTGCTAGGGGACTGGCCCGACGGGGGCTGCCAAGAGCCGTTCATCAATTCCATCCTTGGCACGACGTTCAAGGCAGCGGCTGTCGCCAAGGCTGGCGGGGGTGTCGGCTACTACCTGGGGAAGATCCGACCCGAAGGAAGCCCCGTCCACAGTACGCACAGGAAGGCGTGCGGACCGGTCGCCGTCCTTCACTGGCTCAACCGACTGCGTAACCTCATTACTCAGGGCGGTAAGCGGGACCTGGCGCAGATGGGTGTTCTGGACGCCCATCACCCGGATATTCGGAAGTTCATCCACTGCAAGGATGAAGATCCACAAGGACTGTCGAGTTTCAACATTAGCGTGAGTTGGCGCAAGAAGATGTTGGAACGGATCGATTGGGATCATGTCGAACGAACCGACGGGCCGGTGGATGATGAAACTGGTCTGTGGTACGAACAATGCCACAGTGCCTGGCGGACGGGCTGCCCCGGAATGTTGTTCTGGGATACCATTAACGCAGCGAACGCTACTCCACACCTCGGCGACATTAACGCCACAAATCCGTGTGGTGAGACACCTAACCTCTCGGACGAGCCCTGCAACCTGGGCTCCCTGGCCGTATGTCGGTACGTCATCGGTACGGGTAAGGAAGCCCGGATTGATTGGGGGGAACTCCTGGCGGACGTCCGCCACGCAATCGGTTTCATGGACGCAATTCTCGATCAGAACAAGTTCCCGCACCCGGCCATCACGAAAATGTCCCTTGAGACGCGCAAACTCGGGCTCGGTGTGATGGGTTGGGCTGATCTACTTGCACTCATGCACATCCCCTATGACAGCAACGCTGCTGTGGACCTGGCAGACGAGTTGATGAGTAATATCAACAGGGCTGCGCTGGTAGAGTCGGTCGCCCTGGGAGCCAAAAAGGGCGTTTACCCAGCTTATAACTACGCGCCGGAAGACGTCAGAGGGCGGTTCCCGAAGGCCAGGAACAGCACCCGGACCAGCATCGCGCCAACCGGGACCATCGCTATCATTGCAGGGGTCTGGGGCGGGATCGAACCGCATTACGCCCTGGAGTGTACGCGCACGACCGGCGAAGGCATTAAGATGAACGACGGCGTACCAGAGTGGGTGAAGGAACGACTCAACAACTTCGGGGACTTCCAGCCGAAGATTGCGTCTGACATTCACTGGCGCTGGCACGTGCGACACCAGGCTGCGTTCCAGAAGCACACGGACCTCGGTGTGTCGAAGACGATCAATATGCCGAACGAATCAACCGTGTTGGACGTGTCGGACGCTTACCGCTTCATGTGGGAGTCGGGTTGCAAGGGTGGGACCATCTTCCGCGACGGGTGCAGGAACGAAGCGGTGCTTGTGAAGAAGCCGACGTCAGGAGGGGTGTTCGCTATCAATTACCCCATTAAGGCAGATCCTCTTACCAAGGAACAAGAGGAACAACTCTTCAAGGCCGTCCAGGAAACCCAGCAGCGGGGTAGACTGACGCTTCTCCCGAACGCAACACACGTCAGACGGACACTCCCGGATGACGTTGAAACCATCCGACACAAGTTCCGGGTCGGTGGCATCAAAGTCTATCTGCATGCTGGTAAGTTCGAGGACGGGACGCTCGGTGAGATCTTCTTCCGGGTCAGTCCCCAACAGGGCAGCACCGTCGATGGGATGCTAGACGCATTCGCAAAGACGTTCAGTGCTGCCATCCAATCAGGAACGCCGTTGAAGGACCTTGTGACTCTACACAAGGGCAGTCGTTTTGAGCCAAGTGGGTTCACGGGTAATCCCGAGATCCCGTCCTGCACGTCCATCCCGGACTATGTCGTGCGCTGGCTTGAGAACAGGTTCCTCCGTGAGTCCGTTCAAATCACGTCCGATGATGTGACCTCCGCTGCTACCGGTCAGTTCTGCCCGGACTGTGGCACGCAACTGATCAGGGACTCCGGCTGTATGAAGTGTGTAGCCCCGGGATGTGGTTTCAGCAAGTGCTAACACAGGAGTTACGTCATGCGTCTGATCATGGAACCCCGCGTGTACCTGGCGGCCCGTCAGGACATCAACGATCGCGGTCTTGAGGACTTCCTCCTCGACCACAACGTGCAGGGCTGGGAGACTGATTCGGACGTCGGTGCTGAGATCGTGATGGAGACCGCCGGGCGGGTCTGCTATATGTCCTTCGCCAAGCCCCGCCCAGGGGGCAACGCGGCTTACCTCAAGCACATCAAGGAGGTCGGTCACGGGTCGGTACTGGAGCACAGCGTCTGGAACTTCATAGTAACGGACGTGTCGCGGTCCCTGACTCACGAACTGGTCAGGCACCGTGCCGGGTTCGCATACTCCCAGCTCAGTCAGCGGTACGTCGATGAGTCCGTGGCGGAGTACGTTGTCCCGAAGCGTCTCCAGGACGAAGTGAAGGCGGCCATCAAGTACCTGGAGGACCTAAAAATCTCATCTGTGGACGACGTCCGGACACAACCGGCACATGACATGGACTGGATCAGTTACTCACTCACGAGATGTAAAGACCCCGCGACGTTCGCGGGTCTGGTCTGGCTCCGGTCCATCCAGCAGACCACAGAGGATTACCGGTTCCTGGCAGACTACCTCAACGACAAGCAAAAGACTATCGAGTATCAGAACTATCTGGCGGACCCGAACTCGGCGTTCAAGGTTGCGAACCTTGAAGCGCATACCCAGGATGTGTGGTATGCGTCCAAGCCGGCTGAGTTCAAGACGAATATTCGCAAGGAAGCCAGGGGAGCCGCCCGAAGCGTCCTGACTAACGCCACGGAGACCAAGGTATTCATCACGGTGAACGGTCGTGCGCTGAGACACTTCATCGAGATGCGGGGTGCTGCGCCGGCTGAAGCGGAAATTCGTCACCTGGCACACAAGATGTGGCGAATCGCTGTACAGGAGTGCCCGAACCTGTTCAGTGATTACATGTGGACGATGGCGGAAGACGGCACGCCCCTGGACGTCACTACGCCTTACCGGAAAGTCTGATGCTAGAACTGACACCAGGTTCGGAACTAGAACGAGCTGCTGAGGAATTCTTTCGGGCAGCTCGTTCTTATCGGGAAGCGATGAAACGTGATCCTGAAGGACGGAAGCACCTGGGCGGGGTCATATTCATCAAGCATGATGACGGGTCTTGTGTCGTGTATTCGGAATCACCAAAATACACGACACAAATTGCAAATATGACCCACGACAAGCATTCTGATGAACTGGTATTCTCTGAACTTCTAGAGAAGGATGAATGACGTGAAGGTCGCAAGCCCAGAAGCCTACGATCTGTTCCATCAAGGCACGCTGGCACTTAGCCAAGTGGAAGCGAACGGTATTCGGATTGACCTGGAGTATCTGAATCATACGTTCGCTTCCACCACCGAAACCATCAAAGAACTTGAGACGGAGCTACTGGCAGACCCCATTTGGCGGAAGTGGCGACGTCGTTTCGGCGACCGGGCGAACCTGGGCAGTAAGAACCAACTCGCCCAGCTTGTATTCGGTGAGATGGGGTACTCGAGTAAGGGTTTCAACACGTCTGGGCGTGGGTTCAAAGCAGACGAGGCTGCTTTCGATCACGTAGACGTTCCGTTCGTGAAAGAGTTCTTCCGGCTTGAGAAGCTGAAGAAAATCCGTAACACGTACTTGAGGGGGTTGTTGCGTGAGGTTGATGACAAGGGCTACCTGCATCCCTTTTTCAACCTCAACATCGCCATCTCGTACCGGAGTTCCAGCGACTCCCCGAACTTCCAGAACATACCGACCCGCATCGAGATGATGCGGGAGATCATTCGGCGGTGCTTCATCCCGCGTCCAGGACACCAGATTGTCGAATTCGATTTCAAGGGTATTGAGGTAGGTATATCCTGCTGCTACCACCACGACCCTACCTTAATCAAGTACGTGTCGGATAAGACTACCGACATGCACGGCGACACCGGACAGCAGCTTTTCTTCCTTACCAAGGAGCAGATAAAGGCTAACAAGTCAGCCCGACACGTTGCGAAGAACAAATTCGTGTTCCCGCAATTCTACGGCGACTTCTATGCGTCCTGTGCCCGGAACATCTGGGAAGAGATGCATAAGATGAAACTCATGGTCGGTGATAAGACCATGGATGAACATCTGAGGGAGAACGGAATAACGGAGCTGGGAGACTGCGACCCGGACCACAAGCCCCGGACAGGAACCTTTGAGTTCCATGTCAAGACTATCGAGGATTCGTTCTGGAACGATCGGTTTCCTGTGTACACCCAGTGGAAGAAGCGCACGTGGGAGAAGTACCAGCGGACCGGGTACATCAAACTCCATACAGGGTTCGTGTGTTCCGGTATGGTTCTTCGCCGCAACCAAGTGCTGAACTTCCAGACTCAGGGGTCAGCCTTCCACTGCTTGCTCTGGTGCCTAATCAAACTCCAGAAGTGGATGGTCAAGCACAACCTACGGTCCCGTATCGTCGGTCAGATCCACGACTCTATGATCTGTGACGTACACGAAGATGAGTTGGATCTGGTGATCGACAAAGCGCGTAAGATCATGGCGCAGGACCTTCCCCAGCACTGGCCTTGGATTGTCGTGCCCCTGGAAGTGGAGGTAGAGGTCGCACCGCCGGGCAAGAGTTGGCTTGACAAGGGGAAGTGGCACAAGAAGGACGGCGTGTGGGGAATGGGAGTCTAGACATGATAAAACTACCTGGCAGAAAAGGCAGCGTAATAATCGCGATGGAGAAAGACGTTGAGGTAGAGAGGTTAGGTCCAGATCCTTTTGGCAGAGGAGAACTGACGGTATTCTACAGAGATTATAATATTGATGGTGGTAGGCAGGTTTTCTACCTGTGGGCAAGTCTGTGGAGACAGTTCTACCCCAACGTATCAATCCCGGTTGAACATGGCGACGCCTAACCCCTGGATCGCACCCAAGCCGAAGTGGCTCAAGCCAAAGCGGGTCATCATAGCAGGCACCCGGACGTTTGAGGATTACGCTCTCCTCAAAGACAAGGTTGAGACGTATACTTTCTGGTTTGAGGATATTGAGGTAGTGTCCGGTGCTCAAAAGCTCCGGGTTGAGCGAGACGGTGAGTGGGTGTACCTGGGTGCTGACTACCTGGGCGAACAGTGGGCGATGAGAAACTGGTACACCATTCATCGGTTTTGGCCGGACTGGAAGAAGCACGGGAAAGCAGCCGGACCCATCCGCAATCGTGAGATGGTTCAGTTCGCCAACTGTGCTGTGATCTTCTGGGATGGTAAGAGTCCAGGCACGAAGAACCTGATTGACCTTTGCGAGCTATATGATCTCCCCCACAGAGTTGTGAGGTACTGAAATGCCTCGGTACTTTATTGCATATGAGACATGGGAAGAAACTGAAGGAGTAGACAGAATATCCGGCAATGCCTGCTGGACGATGAGTAGCTTGACTGAGGAAGAGATCAACCGGGTCAAGAGTGAGATCAGAAGGAGTATATTTGAGCAGTTGCTAGCAGAGAAGCACCCCAGACCCGTCTACAGGGCACCGACCATTCTATTTATCATCAAACTCGACGGCCCTAAACTATGAGGTACTGATGTCTGAAGAGCTGTACAAGAAACACCGCCCGACCGCGTTCAAGGGTGTCATCGGTCAGGAGGAAGCCTGCAAAACTCTCCTGTCAATGACCAAGGGCAAGAAGGTCCCACATGCCCTGCTGTTCACCGGACCGTCCGGCTGCGGGAAGACGACGCTTGCACGGATCGTCCGCGGTAAGATCGAGTGCGGTGATTCAGACTTTTACGAGGTCAACACAGCGAACTTCCGTGGTATCGACACCGTTCGTGAGATCGACCAGCGGATGCGCCTGGCGCCGGTGTCGGGAAAAACCCGCGTGTGGCTTATCGACGAAGCCCACAAGCTCACCAACGATGCCCAGAACGCTATCCTCAAAATGCTAGAGGACACGCCCCGGCACGTGTATTTCATGCTCTGCACGACGGAGCCGAACAAACTCATCAAGGCGATCATCACCCGCTGTACTGAGGTCAGGTGTCAGCCCGTCCCGCAGGACAAACTGGAGGACCTGATCCGGGACGTTCTGGAGAAGGAAGGCAAGGAAATGGGACCGGAATGCCTCTCACGAATCTGTGAGGTAGCAGACGGTTCCCCGCGGAAAGCGCTGGTCCTCCTCGGTCAAGTGATCGACATCGACTCTGACGAGGACCGAATCAAGATCATCCTGTCGTCGGATGTCAAGGTCCAGGCTATCGCCATCGCTAAGGCCCTCATCGGCAAGAAGCCGTGGGCTGAGGTGAAGGGACTGGTGAAAGCCTGTGAGGAAGATCCCGAGTCGATTCGTCGGCTCATACTCGGGTACGCCTCCGCGGTGCTACTGAATTCCGGCATGCCCAGGGCTGCTATCATCCTCGACCGGTTTCGCGATCATTGGTACGACTGCGGGAAGCCCGGTCTGGTCCTTGCCTGCTGGGAGGTGTGTCAAACGAAGTAAAGACACAATACCGATATTACGTCAGAGGTGACCAATGGGAACTGAGTCCTTCACGCAGATCGACGAGTCTCAGCTTGATCAGGAATGGCTTCGTCAGCCTGCACTCTTCCACAAGTATGCGATCAAGCTAGCCCAGGCGAAAGCCGACCTGGCGGAAGCGAAGGCCGAACTTGACGTCACGTGTTCGGAAGTGTCTCTGGCTATCCGTCAGAACCCGGGCAAGTTCGGTCTCACCAAACTCACCGACAAAGGCGTCGAGGCTGCTACCCTGCTTCAACGGGAGTACGTCCTAGCGCTTCGGGAGGTCAACCGGCAAAAGTACAGGGTTGACGTCTACCAAGCAGCCGTGGATTCGTTGGAGCACCGTAAGCGCGCCCTGGAGAACTTGGTTACCCTGCACGGTCAAGACTACTTCGCCACGCCCAGGGTCCGGAAGCACGTCAACGGCACCGTGCGTGAGAACATGGGTAAGAGACTTCGGGACCGCGCCTTTGCGCCCACACGGGAGTCATCCGACGATGGTTGATCCTCTGATCCTGTTTTACTACTTCGTCCTTGCGCTGATTGCTGTGCCCTCAATTGTCTACGTGTCTGTGTACGTTGGGACTTGTGCGCACGCATCCGCAACGCACAAGATCGTAATCAGAATGGCGGATGTATTACGGAGGTTACATGAGCGACCGAAGCCGACGCGAACGCCAGAAGACGAACGCCCTTAATTGGGCGAAGCAGCAGGAGCGCTCGTTCGAGTCCCAGATCAAGCTCCCGGAGGGCGTCGTACAGTACAAGCTCGACAAGGTCGGCGTGTACCGGATCGACGTGATGCCGTACATCGTCGGGAAGAACAACCCGCGCGCCCAGGAAGGGGACATCCACTTTGAACGGGAGTACGAAGCCCACCGCATCCCGACGCCGGACGGCAACCGGATGTTCTGCTGTCGCATGAAGTGTTTCGGGAAGAAGTGTGCCGCATGTGATTTCCTGCGAATGCAGGGCGGTACGGCGGATCAGAACCTCGTGAAGTCCCTGCGCACGACCACCCGACACCTGTGGGTGGTCAACGACAAGCCGGGTGATTCCGCCAACCCCCTCAAGGTGTTCGACACGAACCACTACAACAGGGGACTCGGGTTCGGGGAGATGCTTGCGGAAGCGATCACCAGCGTAGCCGATTACGCCAGTTTCTTCGAGCTGGACGGCGGCTACACCCTCCAACTGTCGGTCAAGGAGCAGACCTGGCCGGGCGGGAAGTTCAACGCTGCGACGCGCATCGACTTCCTGCCACGGAAGTACACCTATAAGGACAAGATGCTCGACTCGGCGCCGTGCCTGGACGCCTTGCTGGTTGATCCCGGGTACGACCATGTGGCGAAACTCCTGAACCCGGACACCCAGGGCGGGGAGGAGGAAGAACGGGACACCGCCAGGACGTCCAGTCAACCGGACGATGACGACGACACCCCGCCGCCGAAGAAGCGACCGCCCGCGGATGATGACGATGATGACGAGTCGGAGAACAAAGACCCCACCGCGGCGGACCTGGGCTTGGAGATCGGGGACAAGGTCAAGCACGAAGAGTACGGCGTCTGCAAGATCATCCACGTGTCGGGTGACGGGACCAGCCTTCGCATCAAGGACAAGGAGGGTGACGTTCACAAGGCGATCGCGCCGTCAGAGGTCAAGAAGCTCAAGGACGAACCCGCGAAGAAGCCCCCGCCGGCAGACGATGACGATGATGAGCCGACGCCACCGCCGAAGAAGCGTCCTCCCGTCGCTGATGACGACGATGACGATGTTCCCCCACCGAAACCGAAGGGGAAGCAGCCCACCCCGAAGAAGGAAGAGCCGGACGACGATCAGGATGACGACGATGACGATGAGCTGCCCGTGCGCAAGCCCATCAAGAAAACTGGCAAGGACGTCGCATTCGATGACGATGACGACGATGACGTGCCGGTCAGGAAGCCACGGGGAAAGTAGCCGTCGCCCTGCCGACCGTACTGTGCCCAGCAGGGGGAACGTACGGCAGGGACACCGACAGACTACCCGGCTGCCGTGACTGTCCGGTGTGGGATGGTTGTGACCAGAAGAAGCACTCTTGAAACCAAGCGGGGATAGATTCCGCCTAGCTAACGGGATCGAAAAGTGATGGCCCTGCAAAAGTCATCACCTTCCCCGCTTGTTGAGGTTCCAGAATGTCTGATGACACCGACGAGATCAAGGAACGGCTACTCGCCAAGCGTGACAAGGCTGCTCGCTTCACCGAAAGTGATTACCTGAGCACCGGGTCAACCCTCCTGAACCTGGCGTGTTCCGGGAAGCCGCGCGGTGGTTTCATCAAAGGACACTACTATCATTTCGTCGGGGACAGTTCCAGCGGCAAGACGTTCCTGTGTCTGACCTGCCTTGCAGAAGCCTCCATCAACAAATCGTTCAACAACTATCGGCTCATCCATGATGACGCCGAGAATGGTGCTCTATTCGATTTTGAGAAGTTCTTCGGACCGAAGATGGCAGCCCGGGTCCAGCCCCCAGCAGGCACCCAGGACAACCCTCAATACTCGGTTACCGTTGAGGACTTCTACGACCATCTCGACAACGCCCTCGCAAAAGGGCCTTGCATCTACGTCTGTGATAGCATGGACGTACTGGTGCCCCGGGATGACCAGAAGAAATACGACAAGCAGAAGAACGCCCGGCGGAAGCTCCGCGAAGGCAAGAAGGTCCAGCAGGGGGAAGACGCTGGCAGCTTTGGGATGGCGAAGGCAAAACTCAACTCCCAACTTCTCCGTACCGCCGTACCAAAGCTCAAGCAAACCGGCTCAATTCTCATCATCGTCGGTCAGACCCGCGACAAGCCAGCAGCGGGAGGACCGTTCGCCAACCGTCCAGGGGCTGACAACCGGACAGGGGGCGGCGGGCATGCCCTCAAGTTCTACTCAACGCTCCAACTCTGGTCGAGCGTACAAGAGAAGATCTTCGAGAAAATTAAGGGCAAGAACCGTGAGCTAGGTATTAAGGCGAAGGTACGAATCAAAAAGAACCGCCAGACAGGACGGGACAGGTCGGCTGTTATCCCGATCTTTCATTCATTCGGTATTGACGACGTCGGCGCCTGTGTGGATTATTTAATAGACGAAGGCCACTGGAAGGACACCCAGAACGGCATCCGTGCCCCGGAGTTTGACTTTGTGGGCAAGCGAGAAAAGCTCATCCGTCACATTGAGGATGAGGACGGAGAACGTGAGATCCAGATGTTGGTAGCCAAGCGCTGGCGTGAGATCGAAGACGCCTGCCAGGTCGAAAGGAAGAACCGCTATGGATGACGTGTGGAACCTCATCATCGCCGACATGCAGCAGCGCCACGACGTCGGCATCCAGCGCTATGGCAAACCCGTAAGTGCAATGGACACCCGTGAGGACTGGCTCCAGCACGCCTACGAGGAAGCGTTGGATCTGGTGGTCTACCTCCGGGCTGAGATCGAACGTCGCAAGAATGTCAGCACCAGATACATCGGCGTTGACCCAGCGAAGCCAGGGACCGACAAGACCATCTGCAGCCTTGTGTACGTGGGTGAGTTTCCCACGTCATTCCCGGACTATGAGGAGTGGTCTAAACGTGAATGACACCTGGCTCTACCTGGACTGTCACAACCTACTCTACCGTGCCTTCTATGCGATGGGTAAACTATCGCATGACGGCAAGTCTACCGGTGCTGTGTACGGGTTCCTCCGGGACGTCCAGATGCTTCGCCAGGAGTTCCGGACCGACCGTGTGGCATTCTGCTTCGACCACGGAAGGAACAAGCGTAACAGGATCTACCTGCCTTACAAGTCAGGGCGGAAGAACAAGAAACGCACACCAGAAGAACAGGAAGCGTATCTTGATTTCAAAAAGCAGATTGAGTTGGTGAAAACCGACTATCTGCCGAGTATGGGCTTCAGCAACGTACTCTACGCTAAGGGGTATGAGGCTGATGACATTATCGCCTCCCTGTGTAAATCTGACGCAGCGATGGGTGACGACGTCGTCATTGTCTCAAGTGATACCGACCTGTATCAGCTCCTGACCAACACGGTATCGATCTACAAACCGACACAGAAAGAACTGTTCACCGCCAAACAGTTCAAGCAGCGCTATGGGATCAAGCCGCAGGAATGGGTGCACGTCAAGGCCCTGACCGGCTGCCATTCCGACAGCATCCCAGGCGTGCCCAGGTTCGGTGAGAAAACGGCACTCTCGTACCTCAAAGGCGAAAAGGTGTCATGGTGGAAGAAAGACGAGTTGTTCACTAAGATCCAGAAGTTTGAGACCCTGCGGCTGCGAAACATCAGGCTCATCAAATTGCCATTGCCTTTTACACCCAGGTTCGAGCTGCGACCGGACGAGGTGACCCTGGACAAGTGGCGGTCAGTCGCCCAGAGACTCGGTATTACGTCCTTACCGGCACCAATTCCTGTGTTCCAGGGACGCAAAGCTAATGGGTAGGAAAGGTTCGAGTTTCGAGAGAGAGTTCTGTGTCAAACTCTCAAAATGGTGGACGCATGGCACTCGTGATGACATCTTTTGGCGCAGTGCCGGGTCCGGTGCCAGGGCGAACGTCCGTGGTCAGCGGGGTAAGCGAACACACGGACACCACGGAGACATCACGGCTACACATCCGTCCGGTGATCCGCTTCTGGACCTGATGACCATCGAACTCAAAAGGGGCTATTCCAAGCACACCATTGCTGACCTACTGGACAAGCCGAAGCGGGCTGCCCAGCAGAAGTGGGAGGAGTGGTTTGAGCAAGCGTATAGCAGTGCTGAAAAGGCAGGCTCTTACGCTTGGCTAATGGTGCAGCGTCGGGACATGCGACAAGCAGTCGTGTTTTATCCCCATGACCTGCACGACCAGTTTCGGAGGGAGGGTTGCTTTTCCCGGCTTCCGAGTATCACTCCTTTTTTCATGTTCGATGTCAGAATCAACAGGAGGAGAGAAAGCGACATCAGAGAACGTATCTGGGCAACAACGTTAGACAACTTCCTCACTTACGTGTCACCAGAAGACATCCTCGAAATCGTCAGGAGGGTATGATGCCGAACGACAAGTGGCAACCACTGAAGATCAAACACGCTGCGTTCAGTCCGAAGCGGGGCGTGTACCTGGGCAAAAACCTCTGGTCGTACGACAAGGAAGCGACCAAGGACGACACCGCCCCGACCTTCACCAGCAACAGCGAGTTCGATAACTACTACAAGAACGACGGAGGTGAGGAGGACAAGCTGCCGAGTGACGTCTACCTGCACCAAGTGTTCCCGGACCCGCGGGACGGACGTGCGACCGTGGAGCAGTGTGCCGACGCGGGTCTGCCCCGTTGGGGAGAATGATGATCGGAAAGATCAAAGTAACTGTGGTTCCCAACAACGACGTTCCGTTTGTCCTCCTCGCCAGGTTGACCTCCACTACCGGGTGGGTTGTGGCCTGGACCGGGACGGACGAGGCGACCGCCAAACGGGTGTACGCAGACACCTGTGAGTCGCTGCCGAAAGGTTCCCAGGTCCGCCTCGTTCGCACGGAATTGCTCGAACTGTGGGATAAGTAATGATCGAAAAGATCATCATCACCAGTTTCCAGGCTCACGGGAAACTGGTGATCGAGTTTGACCGACACGTCACAACCATCGTCGGATCTAACGACGTTGGCAAGAGTGCTGCTTTACGGGCACTGAGGTGGGTGTGTTTGAATCAACCCTCTGGTGATGAATTCATCAAGTGGGGTTCCCCGGTCGCCTGGGTCAAGCTGTACGTTGACGGACATACCGTTGTCCGGAAGCGAGGCGACAAAATCAACTCATACAAGCTCGATGATAAGGAGTTCCGATCATTCGGCGTCGGGGCTGTCCCGGACGAGATCGCCAAGGTACTCCAAATCAACGAACTCAACTTTCAGCAACAGATCGAACCTCCGTTCTGGTTTACGGAGTCTGCTGGTCAAGTCAGCAAGCAACTCAACCAGATCATCAACCTTGGCTCGATTGACAACGCCATGTCGGCTGCCAGTTCGGAGGTCAGACGGGCGCAATCAAACGTCGAACTGACACGTACCCGTCTGGAGGAAGCTCGACAGCAGGCACGAGACACCGAATGGGCTGTCAGGTTCAACAAGCGCCTTACCGTCCTGGAACGGCTGGATGCTGACCTCCAGGAAACCCGGGGAGCGGTCGCCCTCCTGACGGCAAAGGTTCAACAGGGTAAGGAATATGCCCGGACCCTGAAGATTGTCAGGAGGGCAGCAGAGGAAGGGGCGCAAGTGGTCGCCCTGGGTCAGCGGGCACAACAGTTACGGGAAGAAGTGGCGGACCTGGAACAGATCATTACCGGACTCAAACAAGCGCGAGCATTAACTCGGACCGTCGTTCCTGACATCAATCCTCTGTTGGCTGTTCGCAAGGAAGCCGACAAGGCAGCCGAAGCCCGTCGGGACCTGGAACATTTCATCACTGATCTCAAGAAAGCGAGAAAGCGAAAATGTCGCATCGAGAAAGAACTGCTCAAATCGTCAAAGCAGCTCGAGGAACTGAGGTCAAGGGTCAAGAAGTGTCCGACGTGCGGTCAGCTAATCCCGTCGTCGCCGTCCTGTGTTCCGACCTCCACCTCTCACACAAGCCCCCGATCGCAAGGTCGGCTGAGAGTGATTGGTACGGAGTGATGGCGTCCTACCTCTCACAGCTAAGCCAGGAAGCGGATAAGCACAACTGTCCGATCGTATGTGCTGGAGACATTTTCGATGACGGCTGGCGCCCACACCGGTGTCCGCCCGAACTGATCAACTTCGCCATCCAGTACATGCCGCCAATGTACGCAATCCCGGGTCAGCATGATCTGCCATTTCATCGCTATGATTTGATCGAACGGTCGGCCTACTGGACCCTCTGCGCAGCGGACAAGATCACCAACATCCAACCTAACGTGCCTTATGCCTTGCCCCGTCCAACCAACGAAGCCAGGCAGGTCATCATCGACGCCTTCCCCTGGGGTGTCAAACTCAAACCGTTGGAAGACGTCGAGCAGGTAACCCCGGGCGTACTTCGTCTGTGCCTGGCGCACCGGTATGTATGGATCGACGGACGCGGTTACCCAGGGGCTGACGACGGAGACCATATTCGTAACCTCACGGAAATGCTAGATGGATACGACGTCGCCCTATTCGGGGACAATCACAAAAGCTTCCTCACAGGTACAGTCAGCGGGTGTCAGATCTTCAATCACGGAACGTTCATGAGACGTAAGATCGATGAACGGTCCTACCAGCCGATGATGGGACTCCTGAGAAACGACGGGACCATCAAACCCAAATCGTACAACGTGAGTCATGACAAGTGGATCGAAATCCCGGAGGCTGCTGAGAGGGAGTTTGAGGACACTTATCTAAACGGTACGGAGTTCCTGACCGAACTTGCCAGCCTGGGCGACGCTGCCATCAACTTCTCAGAAAGCGTCAAGCGTTGGATGAAAGAGAACGAACCCAACCCACGGGTGTACAGCCTCATCCTCCAACTCATTAGCAAGTGATGACCCAGCAAGACAAACACGACCTTGCCATCGCCATCCTACTGTGGCGTAACTTCAGACTCAGCACCATACGCTACAGTGGGCGGTATCCTACCCCACACGACGAGGAGACGTTCGATCGGGCTGACAAGCTAGCAGAAATGATCGGTGTCAAGCCGGAGTTCCTTGATGCGTTGTTCAAAACACCGGTCATGTCTATCACAATAAAAGAGTTAGATAGCACTCCTAAGAAGCGAAAACATCCATGGAAAAAACAAGTCTTAGGCGACTCCGACAACACGCCAACGACCAGTTAGCGAAACATCAGCACTACTTGATGAAAGTAAGTGATGAGGAGGAAGCACTCAAAAACGCTGAGCAGCATGTGTTAGACTGCAAGCAAGCCCAGGAAGTGATACAACTGGTCGCCCAGGCTGTCCAGCAGCAAGCTCACAAACGCATAGCAGGTGTCGTTACGCGGTGTCTAGGGGCTGTGTATGACGACGCCTATGAGTTCCAGATCATCTTTGAGCGTAAGCGGGGCAAGACGGAAGCCCGTCTGGTGTTCTTACGCGAAGGCAAGGAAGTAGATCCGACAACAGCGTCCGGCGGTGGACCTGTAGACGTCGCCGCGTTCGCTCTACGCCTGGCGTGCTTGGTTCTGTGCCAGCCCAGACCCCGCAAGCTGCTAGTCCTTGACGAGCCATTCCGATTTGTGGACAAGGATCGATCTGAACGGGTTCGGATGCTGATGGAATTGCTTGCAAAGGAGATGGGAGTTCAGATCGTGATGGTTACCCACAAATCCGAACTCCAGTCAGGCAAGGTGATCGAACTCACGTAAACACGCAGGACAGGAGACGGATCACAGGAACTTGACCAGCCTGCCCCGGACTGGAGGACTCCTGTGACTGTATCTGCTCGCCGAGGAGTACACCGAGCAGTCCTGTCCTGCGCTTCTCAATTATCCGTCCACCCATCCACCAATGGCTGCAATCGAGCCATAGTGTGTATTATTAGTGTCCGTCGCCTCCAGACATGCGAAGTAGTGGTATCCCACAGCAGGCATTACTGTCATGCGGGTAGTAATGGAGGCATTACTTGACGCTTGCACGGGGATACAGGTTGCTGCTGCAGCAGTGGTACTGTTGTCCCCGATATAGATCCTCGACCCACCACCAGAAAGAATACACAGCATCGCGAATGTCAGGTCAACAACAGCCCCGGCGTATCCGATGACTGCCTCAACTTGGTAAGACGCAGTTGCGTTACACTGACGGAGTACCGCACTGTTGTAGGTCCAGTTTGAGGCTAGTGCTTTATACAGGGAGCGACGTGTCTGGTTATACATATTCCACACAAACCGTTTGACCGCACTATCCTCCGTGGCGGTCGTACTGGTCGTGTAGATTGTACCCAGGTAGAGACGTGTCTTATCACCAGACTTACACAGTCGGCCGTCTTGGTACGTGATAGCGGTTGCCCGGGTGGTGGTGTTCGTCCATGCCAGCTTTTCGAGTGTGAAGGTCCCGGCTGACAGGTATCCGAAGATATCGTATGGCAGTCCGCTGGTCACTGTGCCAAGAGCCAGGGACGTTTCCGCGAACGTGGACTGCACCCACCGCGTGCCGTCCCATAGGACGATCACGTCATCAAGATACGGTGTGTAATATACTGTGGTTGCCCCTGTGACGTCTGAGGATGTGACAGGTGTTCCAGATGTGAGGGTCAACCGACCGCCCGGATGTGTGCGGAGGAGACCAAGTGCTCGATTTACCTGAAACGACCGGTTAGCAATAGAGCCTGTGGACGTACCGGCAAGAACGTCGGTCGCTGCCGGGTCGGCGCCAGTTAGACCAGACAAAAGAGGGAGGTCGGCGGTAGACATTGCCGAAACGGTGAACGCCCCGCCGAGCGTACTCTGACGGACGAACTGATTCGCCCCACCAGTGCCAGACAGGTTGGCGCCGGTTCCGCCCTGTCCGACAGTTACGGAGACGTTGTCCGTCAAAATTGTGCAAGAGGCGTTAGGCAGAGTGAACGTCTTTGCAGAGGTTGCTGGGCCACTGAACTGTACAAATCCGTTCGACGTGCCTCCGTTAGCAGCCGGGAGGATGCCAGTAACTTTACTCGTAAGATCGATCGATCCTGCTAGCATCGCGT